GATTGTCGTTACCTCTCGATTCTCTGAAGCACTGGCTTGTGTTGAACGAGAACTCTATAAAATTGCTAATGACGTTGGAGTTTTTGACGATAGCATACTGTTCTTTTCTGATAGTGTCAACTTCCGTAAACTACTTGACCCAGCTTATAAAGGACACCGAAACAGAAAGAAGCCGTGTGGCTACAAAAGGGTCATCAATGCGCTGAAGGAGACGTATCCAGTCGTCATCATGCCTACACTTGAGGCTGATGATGCGCTCGGTATTTACGCCACCAAAGAGCCTGGTCACATACTTGTGTCGCCTGATAAGGATATGAGGCAGATACCTGGTGACCTGTATGATCTATCCGATGGCGTCATCACAATTACCCCTGAGCAAGGACGCCACTGGCACCTAATGCAGACGCTAGCAGGTGATCAGACCGACGGGTATAGCGGAGTACCGGGAATGGGCTTGAAGCGCGCTGCGACGCTCCTAGCAGCCTCTGGTGCAACGTGGGAAACCGTACTGAATGCCTTCCTTGAGAAGGGCATGACTGAAGACGACGCACTACTGAATGCACGTCTTGCTAAGATCCTCCAAGTAACTGACTATGATTTCACCAATCAAGAACCGAGACTATGGGATCCCTCCCGTGAGTTTGGAGCTGAAGATGGAGCAGCAGTTCAAACTGAAGCAGATTGAAGACGCTCTCCGTAACCCAGAATCAAAGAAGGAGGATATCATCACTGTATTCTTGGCTCTACAGAAGCAGTGCTTTGTCCTCAGTAACAACCTCACCAATCTCGTTAAACAATGGCCGACAGTAACTCCCACGGACCGCTCTACTACCGCAGAGGAAGTATACAAGTTTGGGACTTCATCCGAGACCAAGGACTGAACTTCCACCTCGGTAACGCTATCAAATACATCTGCCGTGCTGGTTTCAAAGATGACCGCATCGCAGATCTCCGCAAAGCCATCCACTATTTGCAAAATGAACTCGAACAAGAAATCCTTCATCACCCGTCAGGCAGAGGCGTTTCGCCAAGCGTTCAAAGTCAAGAACGACAAAGCGGCGCCTACTCGGACTATGCAGCGGACTTTGATCGTTGAGGAATGTAAGGAGTTCCTTGATGCAGAGAACCAAATCATCCCAGGATTCGGACGCAACGAAGAGGATGCTCTTAAAGAATTGGCTGATCTGGTTTACGTTTGTTACCAGTATGCTGTCAATATGGGTTGGGATCTGGACACTGCTCTAGATCGCGTCCATCGGAGTAACATGAGCAAGTTGGGCAGTGATGGGTTGCCTATCTTCCGTGAAGACGGTAAAGTCCTGAAGGGACCAAACTACAAAGAACCTACCCTTTCTGATCTTGTTTGATAATGTCTAAAGCACCCAAAGAACTCATTGCACGCACCGGCCGTGTTGATTCGTGGCTCAACAACCCTGACTCACGGCTGCCGGTATCATGTACTGTCTTCGTAGTTGAAGACGAAATGGAGGGACCTAATGGCATCGAAGCTTCTTGGAGATTTGTATCCCACGCTCTCCGCTACGGAGCTGGAGTTGCTGTACATCTATCGAAGCTTCGGCCGCGCGGGTCGGAAAACGGTAAAGGCCTTGTTGCCTCTGGTCCGGTTAGTTTCGGAAAAATCTACTCAACGCTGAACGAAATCCTCCGTCGTGGTGGTGTCTACAAGAACGGTGCTGTCGTCCTACACCTGGACCTGAACCATCCCGACGTCCTTGAGTTCATCACTGTTAGCCGTGAGGAACTGCCTTGGGTTAAGCGTTGTGTGAACATCAACCATCACTGGTGGGAAGCTGCTACACAGGAAGTGAAAGACGCTCTCCTGTTTGCTATTCGCAGCGGTGATGTATGGCTCAATAAAACAAAGGTCGATGCCAATGGAAAAAGAATTAGGGGTAACGTATGTTTGGAAGTGTACCTGCCCTCACGGGGAACCTGTCTACTTCAACATGTCAACCTCGGCCAATGTGAATTTGATGACATTCAACGTGCATTTACTGACGGAATGTCCCAGCTGTGTGCATTACACGGCCGAACAAATGTTGGAGAAAGCGGGGAGTACCTACCTTCAAGCACGGATCGCCAAGTCGGTCTTGGAATCCTGGGGCTTGCCAACCTCCTCCGACGCTATGGAGTAAGTTACAAGGACTTCGGTACTGCTCTGGAAGATGTAGCACTGAACCTGCCCCGACGTAATACTGCAGCTGAGACCTTGGTTCTTGAAATCCAAGGTGGTATTGAGCAGGCCGCACAAATTGCACGATTCAATCGAATGGATCGCGCATTTGCTATCGCACCTACTGCTAGCTGCAGCTATCGATATACTGATCTCGATGGGTACACAACCTGTCCCGAGATCGCCCCTCCTATTGCCCGCCAAGTAGACCGTGATAGCGGCACCTTCGGCGTCCAGAGCTTCGACTACGGTCCTGTTGAGATCGCATCTGAAGTTGGCTGGGAGGATTACAAGCGTGTGGCGGATGGCATCATGCGCTTGCTTGACAGTACGGGTCTTCTTCACGGATACTCATTCAATAGTTGGTCAGATGTGGTCACCTATGATGAGGACTTTATTGAAGAGTGGCTGGATAGCCCCCAAACGTCGCTGTATTATTCGCTCCAAGTAATGGGTGATGTTCAGGATAAGTCCAGTGCCTACGCTGCATTGGATGAAGCTGAAGTTGACGATTACCTGGAGTCTATTCTCAATGACCCAGCCCCTCAATGTAACTGCGGAGAATGAACCCTTATCAAAAACTGTTCGATCGTAAACGTAAATGGTCGCCGGTGCAGACAACTGCCGGCACACTAGCTGATGGTGCGGAGGAGACAATCTTCCGCGCCTTGGCTATTCGACACATGGAACTTCCCGTTGGAGAATTTATTAAAGATGCTTTGGCCACTGAAGTACCAGAAAGCGCCCGAGAGCTACTACAGTCAAACATCCGAGATGAAGTCAATCATGACTTGGCACTTGGTTACATCGCCAATGCTCTCGGCACTGATCCAACGGCTGAGGCCGAAGCACTTAGGCTACGCGACGCTTGGGTGGCGCATCCAGATCACACGATCCTTAAAGCCTTGGTGGCTGAACGTGCGCTCTTCTTTGTACTACTCCCCTTCTTTAGGGCTAATGGTGACGCTGGTCTGCGAACAGTAAGTGCTGATATCAGTCGAGACGAACAGATCCACGTTGCTACCAATAGCCTTGTTTGTCGTGAGCTAGGGTTGGAGTATTCCCAATCCCTGGACAAACTGCGTAAGGCTACTATCAACTGGATCATGCAGCCGCTTAGCACTTCTTCATCTAATAAATTTACCAACAAACAGTTCTGGCTAGCTGCTAGCGATCGGCTTATGTATGAAGGTAAGGCACCTGAACTTTCTTGGACAAAGAGAGCACGGATGCCTGCCTTCTTTGAGCACGCCAATCCTAACCTGCCGAAGTATGCCTAACCCCACCTATCTAAACATGCTGGAGACCAGTGGCCTTCAGCTTCAATCACTCCTTCAAGAACTGGAGGAGATCTTTCCACCTGTTAATCCCCACCCCGATGACTCAATCTCACAAATCATGTACCGTTCCGGCCAACGCTCCGTCGTTGAATGGGTCTTAAACAAACTATCTGAAGACAACAATGGCTAACAAGGACAACAAGCAGAGTGACAAGAACGGCAAGCAAAGTGGTAAGGACAGCAAGAAAACTACAACTGGTAGCCAGACAGAGCCAAAAGGCGTACGGCAGAATCTCCTAAAGTACGGCTCCAAGAATGGCAACATCAGCGGTAAAGAGCTGATGAAGATTAGTGAAGCGACCGGGAAGAGCCAAGCTCAAATCATTAAGCAGCTTGATAAACTAAACGCTGCAAAGGACCTTCCTATTGGCCTTGGTCAGGGAGCCGTTCGTAGACTTATTAAAGAGGTACCCGGCCTTAGTGACGGTGGCTGGGGAGCTTTTGGTACTGGAGCTATTGGATCTGCTGTAGCTAATTACGGTAGAGCTACTAATGCTCCGACCCAAAGCAACACTCCCTGGAGTGGATCTACCAATCTCTACGGTTCACTTAACGTGACCCCTGAAATGAAGCAAAGCTTCGCCGGTCTGATTCCTCTGCAAAAAAAGGGTGGTATGCAGATCAACGCCAAAGGTGGGCTGTCACCGAAGGTTTCTAATGACCTTTATCTTGCCAACAAAATAGACAAGATTGAGGGTACTGGCTTATATGCTGAGCCAACTCCTGCGGATACAGTACAAACCACACCCACTGAGACTGTAGACTCAGGTGCAGTAGGACCAATGCCACCTCCGCCTGAAGAAGTGACTAGCTCCGGTACCGGCCTGCCTGGTGGAGGTGAGGGTGCTGAAGGTGCAACATACCTGAAGTCACAACGCTCTCGTTGGAAGCGACTCGGCATCTCTACTCAAGGCGCTAATGCCCTGAGCAGGGGTCTTAATTATAGTAACGTGTTTGGACTCTAATTGAATGTCAGCTAAATCAAGGTATGACTATTTAGCCAGCGATCGTTCCAACTTCCTTGACGTAGCAAGAAAAGCTTCTGATCTAACTCTTCCTTACCTCAATCGTGGTGAGGAAGATTATGTCAAAGGCTCACGTCACCTACCTACACCGTGGCAAAGTGTTGGTGCTAAGGGGGTAGTCACTCTAGCATCCAAATTGATGTTAGCTCTACTGCCTCCTCAGACCAGCTTCTTTAAGTTGCAGGTAGATGAATCAGCACTTGGTACTGACTTCCCACCTGAGGTTAGGTCTGAACTTGACCTATCCTTTGCTAAGATCGAGCGCACAATCCTGGAATCTATTGCAGCTTCCAGTGATCGTATCGTTGTTCACCAAGCTTTGAAGCATCTGGTGGTAACAGGTAACGCTCTTATCTTTATGGGTGAGAATGAGCTTAAGCTTTACCCGCTGAATCGCTACGTCGTTGACCGAGATGGTAACGGCAACGTGCTTGAAATAGTTACAAAAGAACGTATCTCTAGGAAGCTACTCGCTAAGGTACTTCCTCCCACTGAACCCAATCCTGTTGCCTCTGGTGAGATCGACAGGCATGATGAGGTGGACATCTACACTCATGTCCGTAGGGACAACAACCGTTTTGTATGGCACCAGGAAGTGGATGATAATATCATTCCTGGTTCTATGGGCAAAGCACCTGTTGATGCTAACCCGTGGCTAGTGCTGCGGTTCAATACTGTGGACGGTGAGGTGTACGGTCGTGGTCGTGTTGAAGAATTCATTGGTGATCTACGCTCCCTTGAGGCACTCTCTCAGGCACTCGTAGAAGGCTCTGCAGTGGCCGCTAAGGTCGTCTTCGTGGTATCACCCTCAAGCACTACCAAACCCCACACCATAGCCGGCGCAGGCAACGGTGCGATCGTTCAGGGAAGACCTGATGACATTGGCGTTATTCAAGTTGGTAAGACTGCTGACTTCGGCACTGCATTCAATATGATGCAGCAGCTGGAGAAGCGTCTTGCCGAAGCATTCCTTATCCTTTCTGTACGACAGTCTGAACGTACGACTGCAGAAGAGGTTAGGATGACTCAGTTGGAACTGGAACAACAACTCGGTGGACTGTTCAGTCTGCTGACTGTTGAGTTCCTGGTACCTTACCTGAATCGTAAACTAAACGTGTTCCAGAAGACGGGTAAGATCCCTCGCCTTCCCAAGGATCTCGTTAAACCTACTATCGTTGCTGGTATCAATGCACTGGGTCGTGGTCAAGACCGTGAGAGTCTGACTGCATTCATGACCACCATTGCTCAGACCATGGGTCCAGAAGCAATTGGCAAGTACATTAACGGCGATGAAGTAATCAAACGTCTGGCTGCTGCACAAGGCATTGATGTTCTTAACCTGGTTAAGAGTGTGTCTGAGATGGAGCAGGAACAGATGAGGAACCTGAATGTTCAGAAGGATATGGAAGTTACCAAGCAACTTGGTCAACTTGCCAGCACTCCTCTGATGGATCCCAGCAAAAACCCACAAGCAATGGAGATGGTAAATGGAGGAAGTCAAGCCGACTCGCCCACCCAAGAGGAAGCAGCCCAACGTGAGCCCCCCTCTTTCAGCTGAAGACAAGGAGCTATTCACTGAACCCACTAACAAATACGCTCCACGACGTAAGGTCGGTAAACCTACACTTGGTGCTCCCAATCGTGTAGAAACTATCGGACTCGGAAACCTTAAAGTAATTACCACCAATGGCAGAACTGACGTACAATCCGAATGAACTTGCAGAAGGTGAGTTCACAGCTGAAGAGCAGGATTCACTGAGGGTAGGTGAGGCGCTCCTGGAACAACAGGAACAACTCCTTGCCGGTAAGTTCAAAGATGCAGAAGACCTTGAGCAGGCATACATCGAGCTTCAACGTAAGCTTGGTGATCCTAATGCCCGACAAGAACCAGAACCTGAAGAGGCGCCTGAAGAGGAAGAAAGAACTGTTGATGTAGACTTCCTTGACCGTCTTTGGGAGGAGGCACACGGCGAATATACTGAAGAAACTCTTGATGCACTGAGTCAGATGGCTGCTACTGATGTAGCACAGATGTATCTTGAGTATCGTAACCGTGTTGAATCCGAAGGACCACAAGTGGGTGAACTGTCTGATGCTGATGTAGATGGCCTACAAGGCATCGTTGGTGGCGAACAGCAGTATGGTGTCATGATGAGTTGGGCTGCTGAGAATCTTTCTCAACAAGAACAACAGATGTATGATGCAGTGATGGAGCGAGGTGATCCCCTTGCTGCTTACTTTGCTGTGAATGCCCTTGCCTTCCGCTTCCGAGAGGCTCAAGGTTATGACGGACAGATGCTGACAGGTCGTGCACCTGCATCTAGTAAGGAGGTATTCCGTAGTCAGGCTGAGTTGGTGCGAGCAATCAGTGATCCACGGTATGATAGCGACCCTGCCTATCGTGCTGATGTAGCTGCTAAACTTGAAAACTCTGACCTTGCATTCTAATTAAATTATGGCAGCAACAACTGTAGCCCTTTCTACCACCTACAACTGGCACCCTAATGGGCTAATGGTGCCGCCCCATGACTGTCTCATCAATAGTTACACTGGCTCTAATCTGACTCAGACTATCTACAAGCGTGGTGGTGCATCTGGTGAGGTTGTTGCTACTGTGACTTACACGTATGATGGTAGTAGTAATCTAGAAACAGTTACGGTGGCTTGGTGATGGTATTAAAATATAACCCATTCATCGGTTTAGGTTTTGACTACCAAGGTATCTCAGATGCCATTCTGAGTACTTATATTTTTGTGGCATCAAAGTCTGACTTCCCCGCACCGTCTGGTGGTGTCATTACCTTAGCGGATAATGTCACATATTTTATCACAGATACAATTGATCTGACTGGTGACCGCCTTGTTGGCGGCCAGAACACAACGATTATTGGCGGTTCCTCTGAGAACTGTCGGCTCAAGTCAACGGGTCTGACTGGTACAGCACTCCTCAGTAGTGCTTGGTCCTTACCGCTACGGCACATTACAATCGAAGCTGATGTAGCTCTGAACCTTGATGCTACTGGTAATGCAAACCAGGCCTTGGATTGGTATGGTGTTAACTTCACTGACTGTGGTTCGGTAGGACTCATCAAAAACTACGGTAACTTTGTAGTTAACTCTGTAGCCTTTCTGAATAGTTCCGGCCTTACCTTTGATGGTACGATTGGTACTATCAGCTTTATTAACTCACTGTTGTCTGGCTCCTTTGGTAACGACATTCTAACGTTCGCATCCACCCTTGTAGTCACCCGTCGATTCAGGCAAGCGTTTAGTAGTGTCATCCCTGTTGGTGCTGCAGCAGCTGCATATCGAGTGGTGGCGGGAGCTACTATTCCAAACGAAGCATTCATTCTAGTTGAGTGTAACTTCACTGCTGCTGCTGGCTCCACTATCCTTGCTGGCCTTGGCACAATCTCAAGCTCCAACACTATCCTATCCAAGGGTTGTGTAGGTATTGAGAACACCTCTGTCAATGGCCAGTTGTACATGCAGAACAACGCTACCGCTACAACGATCGCTAGCCCGTCTACGTTCTACAAGGTAGCTGGTACGACTACAGCGTCCACTGATAATGCTAAGTACACCCACACTGATAACCGACTGACTAATGCTGCAGTACGGATTAGGAAGTATCTGATTCAAGCTACACTGTCATTCAGTTCAGGTAACGGTCATCAATGTGAGTTTGGTTTCTACGACAGTAAGTTAGGTGCAATCCGCACACCTTCCAGAACAAAGTCTACAGCCAACGCATCTGGTAGGGCAGAGAATGTTTCGTTCATGTGCGTCGTAGAGCATTCAACAGGTGACTACATTGAAGTGTGGTGTGCTAACAACACCTCTGCTACAAACATTACTGTTGATAGCTTGAACTTGATGATTACACAGTTAGAATAAACTCTTATTGGTATAGAACTATGTCAATGGCATTTAACCCTAAGACGTCTACATCCACTGTGCTGTATGTAACAGAGAGCAGTGATGATGACGCATTCATTTATGCTTATCCAGCCGGGCAGACCCTTGTGGAACTTTCTCCGAAGGGTGATACGTGTGAGGCTGGCACATTGAATACCACACCTCCTTGGTGATTTGGATTGGGGACACCTCAGAGTCGGATCCCCTTTTCTTTGACTATTGGCCGCTACGGCGACAACCTTTAGTCATGACAGTCTGGAGAGACGGACATGAACAAACAACTAAATACTCAATTCTAAGCGCTTAGAGAGAACTTTGCTACAACAACTCTCTCTTTAATTTGACATGGCTAACACTACTGCGACCCTGAACCTTGCAGCAAACAAGGTTAATGATGGGTCTTATGACTCCAAATACGCCCTTGGCCTCAAGCTGTTTAGCGGTGAGATGTTCAAGGCATACGAAAGTGCCACTATCGCTAAAGGCACTGTGCAGAGCCGTACCCTGAAAAATGGGAAAGCGATGCAATTTATCTTCACCGGCCGTATGCAGGCTGCGTACCATACTCCTGGTACTCCTATCCTGGGTTCCGGTGATCCCCCGGTGGCCGAGAAGACCATCGTCTGTGACGACCTGCTGATCTCCAGCGCCTTCGTCTATGACCTGGATGAGACTCTCGCTCACTACTCCCTGCGTTCGGAAATCGCTGCTAAGATCGGTCATGCTCTGGCCGAAGCTTATGACAAGAAGATCTTCCGTACCATCGCTCTTGCTGCCCGTGAGGCACACCCCATCACTGCTGCTCCTGGTCCTGAGCCGGGTGGTACCGTGATCCAACTGGGTGCTAACAACGAGTACAATGCTCAAGCTCTGGTGGATGCCTTCTTTGAAGCTGCCTCCATCATGGATGAAAAGAACCTGCCCAAGATGGGTCGTGTTGCTGTGCTGTCCCCGCGTCAGTACTATGCTCTGATCTCCCAAGTGGATAGCAACATCCTGAACCGTGACTATGGCAACAGCCAAGGTAACCTGACCAGCGGTGAAGGTCTCTATGAGATCGCTGGTATCAAGATTAAGCGTTCCAACAACCTGCCCTTCCTGGCCGGTACCGTGGCTGCTGTTCCTGGTGAGAACAATGATTACAGCGGTAACTTCACTAACCACTGCGGTCTGATCTACCATAAGGATGCTGCTGGTGTCGTGGAAGCTATCGGTCCTTCCGTGCAAACCACGGGCTCCGATGTGCGCACCATGTACCAGGGTGATATCATCGTTGGTCGCCTGGCTATGGGCTGCGGCACTCTGAACCCTGCTGCTGCTATCGAACTTCAGAACGTCTGATAAGAGAGGTATACGATTATGTCTATTCGACCCGGTACTTCTGTTATTCGTCAAGAAACCCAAGGCGTTGGCCTGGTGAATTCTGAAACCTTCAACCCGCCGTCTCCTGTTGAGTACGGTAAGCAGGTATCTGGTGGCGTCTATGCCAACAAATGCGTGCTGGCCTCTGCTGATGCAGATGGTAAACTCCCCTACGCCACGTGATTGAATTATGTCTATTACTCTTAACGGTTCCCTCGGTGCTGTCTATCAGCCCGACATCATGCAACTGGCTAACGTCGTTGACGAAGACCAGATCAAAAACGCTAGCACGACTCTGAGTTCTATCCCCCAGCTGGATCTGAACGTCGCTGCTTATGAGCGTGTTCTGCTGCGCTACACTATCTTCTATAAGACTGTAGCTGCTGCTGATATCAAGTATCAGGTGGATGTGCCTGCATCTCCTACTCAGTACCGTCAGTTCTCTGAAGGCTTTGCTCCTGATGACACTGCCTTCGACCTGGCTATTGCTTCTGCTGAGGGCTCTGTGTCGCTCCTGGGTGCAGCTAACACCGAGGGCTTCCTCCGTGTGACTGCTCTGCTGGAGAACGGTGCTAACGCTGGTACTGTCAGCTTCAAGTTTGCTCAGGTTACTAGCGATGCTAGTGACACCACTGTGTATGCTGGCTCCTTCCTGGAATATCGGAGGTTCTGATAATGGCCAATATCTCTCAGGCTGCTGGCGGTAATGGCGTCAGCGGCACTGGTGCTCCTGGTACCCCTAGTGGTGCCTACGGTGCTACTTATTCCGATAACGGCAACATGGCTGTGTCTGGCTCTAATGCCGTTCGTCGCAGCGTTTCTAAAACTGGTGGTTCTGTGTCTTCTGTGAAGTCCGTTACCTCTGGTCTCCGCACTGCTTATATCGGTGTGGAATGTGATGTTCCTGCACTTGATGCTACCCGCACTGGTGCTTGATTGATACCGGGGAGGGCTAACTGCTCTCCCTTTTTTTATTCATAAATCGTCATGCCGTTTCCTACCACTGGCTCTCAGACCGAGCTGCAAGCTGTTAATGAAATTCTGGCGTCAGTTGGTCAGGCGCCTGTAACCACCCTAGACCAAACCAACCCGGACGTTGCGATTGCGTATGGGACACTGTTGCAGGTGTCACGTGAAGTGCAGAGTGAAGGATGGACATTTAACACTGAATACGATTACCCCATCCAACCCGATGTAAACGACGAAATACTCATCCCCAATAACATGTTGTCGATCGACTTCACCCGTGAGTATGGCGACACAGATGTTATCCGTCGTAATGGTAAGCTCTATGACAAGATTGCTCACAGTTACGAATTCACTGAGGATGAGTACACAGTAGATGTTATCTGGTATTTTGATTGGGTAGACCTTCCTCCAGTCATTAAGGATTACATCGTAGCTAGGTCTGCAAGTATTGTCTCCAATCGAATTGTTGGCGATGCTAACCAATACCAAATGCTACAACAACGTGAGGCTTACATGAGAGCCGTTGCCCTTGAGTACGAATGCGCCCAGGGTGACTATACCATGTTTGGCCATCCACGTGGGTCTAACTATTATATCAGCTATGAACCTTATCGTGCCTTGTACCGCTAATGGCTGCAGTAACACAACGAGTACCAAACTTCATTGGTGGAGTTTCAAAACAACCTGATGATAAAAAACTACCTGGCCAAGTAAGGGAAGCTATCAATACCTACCCTGATCCAACGTTTGGTCTATCCAAGCGTCCTGGTACCAAATGGTTGGGTAACCTTTCTTCTACTGCTAATATATTCTCTGGTGGTAAGTGGTTCTACATCAGCCGCACATCTACTGAGAGATACATTGGTGTGATCTACGGTACCAACATTAAGATCTGGAATGTTGATGACCCCACAGCTATAGTCACTGTAACCACACCTGATGGTACTGGTTACCTGACCTACGGCTCTTCGGATGCTGAGAACTCCTTGCAGGTTCTCACCGTACAGGATGCTACCTTTGTTGTTAACAAGACAGTTACGGTGACAGCACAAGCTGCACCTAGCTACACGGCTAACAGGAATGCTACGTACCGATTGAAGAGTGCTGAGTACGGTTCTACTTATGTAACCAACATCAATGGTGGCTCGCAGACTACCACCACCAAGAACGGTGAAGATCCGGCTTGGGATTATTCGACTAATAATGCGGTTCTTAATGTTAGAGATCTACTCTCCACTTTACAGGGGCAGATAGATACTATCAAACCTGCCGGATCAACAGTAACTTTACTGAATGGTTCGATTGAGGTAGCAGGGGCTACATCAGCCTTCACCACTTCAACTTCTGGCGGTGTCAGCGGTGAGGAATGGGTAGTATTCCAAGAGGAAGTAGATAACTTGTCTGATCTACCTCAGGAATCGGTTCAAGGTAGGACCGTTAAAATCAACAATACCGTCAACAAAGAGGATAGCTACTACGCTAAGTTTGTTGCGGATAATGGTGTATCGGGTAAGGGCACGTGGGAGGAGACCCGTTCCCCCTCTGTGTCTCCCGGTCTGAATGCAGCTACGATGCCTCATGAGCTGTACAACAGTGCTTTGAACACCTTTATCTTCCGTAAGATCACTTGGGAAGATCGCCTTGTTGGTGATGATGAAAGTAATGAGCATCCGAGCTTTGTCAACAGCACTATCCAGCAGGCATTCTTCCACAACAATCGACTTGGATTCCTGACCAAGGATAATGTGTCGATGAGTCAAAGTGGGGAGTTCTTTAACTTCTATCACGTCTCAGCACTGACTCAGGTAGATAGTGACCCTATTGATATCAGCTGCTCTAGTCTGCGTCCTGCAGTACTTCATGCAGTACTACCATCTGCACAGGGCTTGATTCTATTTGCTCAGAAGGAACAGTTCCTGCTGTATTCTGAGGATGGCATCTTGACCCCAAGGTCAGCAGCGATTCGATCTATTGCTAACTACGAAAACGATCTACAGGTGCTGCCTGTTGACGTAGGTACCAACATGGTATTTATCAGTAAATCTACTGGTTACACCAGAACCTACGCTATGGCTACTCGTGGTCAGCAAGAAAATCCAGAAGTGCTGGATATTGGTCGTATTGTTTCTGAATGGATCCCTGATACTGTTACAGTACTAGTAGCCTCTCCACAGAACTCATTTTTCTGTTTGTACGGTAAGACCATCCCGTATGTATATTTCTTCCGCACCTATTCAATTGGTGATCAGAACCTGATGCAGGCTTGGTTTAACTGGAAGCTTCATGGTAATGTACAATTCCTTACCATGGATAACGACGATGCCTTCATTGTCACCTACCAAGAGGGGCAGTACACGCTAGTCAATGCTAACCTCACTCAGACCCCCGAGGATGCCATCCTACGGAGCGATAGTGGTCAAGTGGTACAGCTATGCCTAGATTGCTATGCAACGCCTTCTAGCGTCGTATATGACTCTCTCACGCGCATTAACAAGTGCTACCTTAGGTACAAAGATGTTCCAAGTCTGACTGGTTGTGTCATCTTGGCTGACCCCAACAACACGGGTGAGTCAGGTTTCACAGTAACTGCAGTTAGAGGCACTGATGGTGGTGGAACTTACTTTGAGTTTCCAGGTGATGATTACTCAGCACGAGCCAATGAAGTCTATGTAGGCTTCAAGTATAACTATGATGTAGAACTACCTAGGTTCTATTACCAGGCAGGTGAAGCCGGTGCTGACTATACAGCAACACTCACTGTATCCAGAGCTAAGTTCTCAGTGGCATTGTCTAGTAATGTAGGCTTCAAACTGCAAGCAAGAGGTACTGATGAATGGTACGACATTCAATCCATTCAAAATGCTGACTACTACTTAGGTGATGACGTGCCGTTGGATGACCTGGCAGTGTACACCTTACCTATTCACCAACGTAATGTAAATTTCTCACTCAGAGTGTTTAGCGACTCTCCATTCCCGATCGCTTTGACTTCAATGATGTGGGAGGGTAACTACTCACCACGCTATTATCGGAGGGCTTAACCATGGCAGCATGGATAGCTCCACTTATCGGTTCCCTGGTCTCCGGTGGACTGGGGATGATGGGAGCTTCATCGGCACAAGCTGACGCACAGAAACAAGTCGAGCTTGCCAACAAACAGGCAGAGCAAGACTGGAAGTACGACGAAAAAGTAAGAAAGAAGACTAATAAGTGGAACGAAAAGGATTACCGCAACGCTGTTGAAAATGAAGCCAACATGCGTGAATGGCAGGATCGACTTGCCATCAGCGACTGGACTTATAAAACACAGATGCAGGACTATGAGTATAACAACGCAATGCGTCAATATACTCAATCCGAAGAGAACTATAAGAAACAACTAGGCTTCAACAACATGGCTGCTGCTCAGGCTTATGAGGCTGAGGGTAGGAAGTTGGAAGAGATTAAGATTGGACAAGCGTTCCAATCCCAAGAATTGATGATTGAAAATCTGATTGAAGAGGGGCAGGTAAGAGCACGTGGTCAGTCTGGCCGCAGTGCTAAGAAAGCCGTTCAATCAGTCAGTGCTGCCTACGGTAGAAACATGGCAATTCTGGCAGAAAGTATGGAGAGCGCATTCAAACAGTATCAAGTCAATCTGGATAAGATTGATATTGAGAAGATGGGTGCTGACCTTCAGGCTGAAGCAGCTCGTATGCTGCGTCCTGAGCGTATGCCTAGCCTGCCGAAACCGGAAGCACTGCCTCAGGCTAAGCTCACTGAACCCATGGAGATTCCTAAGAAGAAGAAGCCCATTGCAGCAACTGCTGGCTCTGGTGCTGGCGCTTATCTGGGTGTTCTGGGTGATATGGCAATGAGTATCGCGCAAATTGATTTCTCCTAATAATGAAACAGATCAGCTATCAAGGGTACGCCCAAGGTGGTAATTTCGATCCAATTAAAGTTTCCAGTGCAAATGTCAGCCGTATTGCTGCCGAGGGGCAGCGTGTCCTCAAGGGGATGGCTGACTATGCAGAACAGGATCTTAAGAATCAACGTGCTCAATTAGAGCAGACCCGGTATAATCAACAGTTAGAACAACAGTGGCGGGATAAGAACCGTCAGACGCAGCTACAATCCATCCAAAGTAAACGTGAAGCCAGTACCCGTGATTACCAAATCAAACAAGGTAATCTTGAACGTGCTGCTCAGGATCGTCAGGAACTCTTCAAAAGTCTTTCGTCGTTCAGTACCAAAGCATTTGAGCTGGCTACTCAAATGGAAGAGCGTACCTTCCAAGAACAATCTGATGAACAGTATTGGAAGGATGTATGGGAAGGTGTTCAGTACGGTGTACCTGGTGAGGAACTCCTGGCTGATCGTGAAGCCCAACACAAGCTGAACCAAATGGGTGAAGCGATGGATATCCGAGCCGACATGGCTGAGGCTGCCGGAGCTGATCCCATTCAGGTTGACTACTTCCGTGGTTTGAACCGTGCTCAACGTCATGGTCGGAAACGTGCCATGATTGAACGTGCTGGTATGGAGGCCGGTCAGTACATCAGTGATGCATTCACAAATGATGATAAAACTGAAATCCAGCTGGCTGATGAGAACGGGCAGATGCGTACGCTTACTCCTCAGCAAGCTGCTACCAGTGCTGAGAAGGCTGCATTTATGCCAGTCATTCTCCGTCAGTACATGGAGGAGCGTGGTCTGAAGGGTATGAAGTCAGCAATGCTGGAACCCTTCTACCTGAAGTTCAGGACTGCAATGGAGGCCACCCTGACTGCCACACGTAAGGCAGAGATGGAGGCTAATGCCGATGAACGTATCAGCATTGCTAAGGATGCCCTGTATGACTCCTTCAGCACTGATCGTGCCTTTGGTTTGTACAACACACTGCGTCGTTCTGGAGGGATGAGTCATGCTGAAGCCCGTAAGGCTTTGCTTGAAACCATCTACACCACAACGGATGAGAATGGTAACCTGCGTTATTCCGAGTCTGAAATTGAACAGTTCTTGGATGCTGCATTCCCTGACCAACCCAACAAGTCAATTCGTGATCGCTACAGTGCAGACATTGCTGTTTACAGCCGTGAACGTGCTAAACTGGAGAACACTCTTCACCAGGAGCATGAAGCTACTGAACAACGTCAGTGGGATCAATACAACGATGAACTGCGTAGCGTTCTGAATGATCCAAAGACACAAGTAGACAATGCCATGCTGGAGCCTCTCATTGAGAAGGCAAAGCGTGAAGGTAACGCTGAAGGCGTGAAGATGTTGATGCAGTATCAATCGGAGTTCTCCGTTGAAGCATCTACTGATAAATTCTACGAAGAGCTGTGGACTGAGAAGGCTGTGATGGGTCTCCTTACTGTTGAGGAGGTTCGTAAGTCTAATGCTTCTGCAGATATGAAGGCTAAGTTCATTGAGAAGGCTCAGAAGTCTGAAACCAATGCAATGCCTGCTGACCTTAAGAAGTCCATTGAGGAGCAACTTAAGTCAGCCCTTAGCGCTCGTATCCAAGAGTTCAACACTACTTCAATCAAAGATCCTACCTACCACCGAGCACTCCTTGCTGCTCAACGGCAGGTGATGCGTGACTATGCATTGGCTCTGAACAAACCTGGCACTACTCCTGACCAAGCTGCAGAGTATGCAATTGGTCGGTTCCAGAAGGAATTCGATAAAGAGGGTGGTCAATATTCGGTAGCTCAGATTGATCCGAAGTCTGGTATCCGTAAACCATTCTACTCCAAGTTTACTGTAGCTCCTACGGATCAGATGAGTCACCCGATGACTCACGCACGGGAAGCTATCAAAGCTGACCCTCAAG